GATCAAGAAATCTCCAAGGGTCTACACCCTTCTCCAGAACCAAGACCTCGAGAATCTGACTGCGGATAACCTGGCAGATGTCGGGGATCCCATTGCTATCGAGGAAGCTAACGAGGATGAGCTGCGTAGACTATGCCTGGTCGCATTCGCCAGGATGGTGACGAAGGGAAGCTTCGACGGCTGGTTGAGTGGAGGCGCTGCAGGACTGAAGATAGCTAACAGCACCATGAAGGATGGAGTCTACGATCAGTTCAACACAGCTGACGCACCGCCATACGGAATCTATGCGAACTACACCGAGTTCCAAACCGCGACGTGGATCGACGAGATATTCTTCTTTCCCTTTGTGGCCCAGAAGACCGGCACAGTGTCGTCGCTCGGTTTGACGTTCCAGTTAGCAGGTGCATACGAGCTGGCAATCTATGACCTCGACTCTGAATATATGCCCAACCTCCTCATCGTCAAGGGCCAGCTTGAAGCGACGGGCGCAGAGACTGTCTATCAAACCAGCCTGACTGGATTCGGCGGCGGGGCTGCTGGCACGATCACTGAAGGCGAAACGTACTGGATGAGTTACCTGAGGGTCACTGGCAAAACTGCCTCGAAGGTGACCTCTACGAAAGGAAATTACCGTACCAGGGTTTGCGCGACGAATTCGCCTTCTGAGACAACCGGCAATCATCTACGCAATCCAGACTACGACGCATCAACAGGGCCACCAGATACGATGGTCAACACGAACACATACCCTGGAAGTGTGACCTGCCCGAAAGCAACCTATGAGGTGTGATGATGAGGAAGTGGGTCAAATTGGAAGGTTCTCTAAGAGTAGACGAGGGGATGCTCGACATGTCCTGGGAAGAACTCAGAATGCGCCGAGATGGTGAACTTGTCCGAACTGATCCCTGGGCGCTCAAGGATCGAGTCATGAGCCAGGAGAAGAAGGACTACCGCGCCGCCCTACGTTCGCTCCCCCAGGACTATGACACCGCCAACGAGGCTGCGGATGCCTGGGCGGAATTCGATATCCCTGAGTGATGGCGATGTCTAAGAGGAAACCAGATTCCGTCACGGAATTAAGAATTTCTCTCCAGGACAAAGAAAAAGAAATCCTCCAGGATTTAACGACGGCATATTCCATCAAGAACATCGGTCAAGGCATAGGCTCTATTCTGAACCCGATTGCAACTGTGTTGAGTAATCCCGAAGCACTTTTGATTTCAATACCCCTCATTTATGCTTTCTTATATCCACATCGAGATATGGAGGGCCGCGATCCCCTTCTGTTCCATGCCATAGCGACAGGGCCAACTAACTTCTTTCAGAATTTCTCTCTCTGGTATATGGCAAAACGGAAACAGGCTATCGAATCAGAAACACCCGAAGAGCGGGAACGATGGGAAGGGATGGAAGAACTCTTCATTGCACAACTTCCAATCATCGGAACTATTTTCAGAGCATTTCGTTGAAAATCTCGCCTGCAGGCGAAATCAGACTCACTGGAAGGGGTGCTGGAGGCTCTCGACGATGTCGGGGTAGGCTCTGATACCTAGCAAATACAGCCTTCGAGCGGATTTCCACATTTCAGGCAGATAAGCCAGAGCGCTTCATCGGCCCAGTCTTCGAGCTCTAATTCGTCTTCCAGTTCGTCTTGCATGAAATCCCAGCACTCCCAGTAATCGACCCAAGTCCAGAATTGAGAGTTATTCATGTTTTCAACACTCCTTGCACCAGATGTATTGGTAGCCAGTGATCATGAACGGCTTTCCACAACCTCGACAGAAGTTGTATTTCAGACGCCATCTTTTCAGACGATGAGGCTTCATTCCGGCCACCACATGTTGCGGCATTGCGGGCAGCCATAGACTTCCTTTGACCAGCCCCAATCCATCGGGCCAATCATTCCGTTGCCGCACTGATCGCACTTCATTCAATCACTCCCACTTTTCAAAACAGGGTCTGCAGTAGTTTGGAAAGAAGCCAGTAGCAGCGAAGTCTTCCTTGCAGATCGGGCATGTCTTACGATTACACAACTGGGGTGGCGTTATGTTAGGGCAACCTGGAGTGTGTGCCGTATTGTGATTATTCCCGAGTCGCTTATTTCGACATCGAGGGCATTCACTCAATCAACTCCCTCCCATTCTTCCAGCTTCGACGCCCTGGTGAATTCATCCACTGCAGGTCGTCGCCTCCAGTGCTTGTTCCTGGCTTGCCGCTCATGTTCGAGTGAAGAGTGCGGCATGTAGCTGGGCCGTTGCTCAACTCTCACCGTTGCGGGCCTTCCGCGCCGCCCTGGGCGCCGATCTATCGTTGCCCGTACTCTCTTGCCACATCGGAGGCATTCGCGGTTCAGACGCTCTGTGTGGGGTTCAACCTTGTAGATCCACCACTGTCGGCACTGGCCGCACTGCCAGAGTCCCTGCTTCATGACCGACCCTGACTCTCATCGTCTATTATAATAACGCCACAATTGACAGGCTCTCCCTCTATTGCCACAAGGCCGCCACAATTCCGAAAGTATGCCACAAAACACGAAACGCAACCATCAATAGTGGCAGCGACTCTGGGCGGGAGGGTTGGAGGGCAAAATGAGAGGAAGAGAGAGGTATTATGGACGGACGACGGCTGGTGGACGGACATGGTAGCCCTCGAACTCGCAATTTTGGCCGGTTTGGGCCTCCTGAACCTCGCTGCGATCGGTTTTCTGGCTCATTGGATCAGAATGCACCTCGATCAGGGACTCCAGGACATCGACGAGAAGCTCGCGATCGCGATTACAGCTCTAATTGACAAGCTGATGTCGGGTAACCTTGGTGAGTTCGAGCCTCCGAACCCGATACAAGGCGCTATCGCTCAGTTAATTCAAGGAATAGCGAACCAGAAGATGAACACGATCAACGCGACAGTGACGGAACGCGGTACGGATGGACAGTTTGTTCCCCCTGAATCGTTCACATGATATTTATTAACCTCCTTTCTTAACAGATTGAACATGGCACGCAGAAAGAAAGCAAAGCGCCGAAGATCGCCCAAGACAATCAGTCTCCTGAATATAGCAGAGAGCTACGCCTACGCGAGCGTGCTAACTGGCGGCCTAATGGGCAATTCTCCAGTCGGCATCCTCGGATTCGACGGATCAGGTGCAGCCGGCGGTGCTGGCTACGGCATGACGACCACTAACGGCGCCATGACACTCCAGTCGATCATCAGCGACCCTGGCTCTTCCTTCGATTCCATGAGTTCCATGTTCATGGCGAACTACCAGGCAATGGCCGTGAGTTCAATCGGCATAGGTTTGACCTTTAAATTTGCCAGGAAACTTTTACGCGCTCCTATAGCCAATGTAAATCGCAATCTAATGAAGCCGCTTGGAATCGGCGTGAGGCTGTGATCCTATGGCAACGAATACAGTTACGGGCAACCTCGTCTGCAGTGACGGGACAAACATCCCACTCAAGACTGAAATCGCAGAAGCATCAGAATCCTCCCTTGGCACGGACAGTGCATACACCATCGTTTCACAGGATGTGGGCGATTTCGCTCCAGGCAAGACCGTCATCTCTGGACTGGTGTCATGCGACAACGGCGTAGGCTACTGCTACATCCTCAGCCAAGGTCTGGTCGCGGCGATCGTGCCCTGGTCAGTCAAGGGTGCTGTCACTGATGGCAGTCCAGCATTCTGCCAACCATACACGCTCAAGGCCGGCGATATCGTCAAGGTCATGAATTCGGCTGCAGCAACGAGATTAGCGGCAGCAGCCGTCTACACTGCGAGCGGAGTCTCAAGGATTTTTACAAAAACCGTGTCTGGGGGCGCAACAAATGAGCTAACAGATCTCCAAACTGGGAATTCAATTGGAAATACGATTTTCGGCGACCGAATCGTGAAATGGTTTGGAACAAGTGTCGACGGCCTCTTGATTGAGACGCAGGGCTTCTACGTCGTCGATGCTCTCGGCAACGTCGTCGGTTCTTGCAGTGCTACAGACCCAGTTACTCAACAACCAGGCTTCTCATTAGCCAATGTACCGATTGCATTAAATTTCAAGTTCCAGTTCTTGACAAACGCCTGAGAGTGATCTTATGGCGAAGATGACAAAAGCGGCTGGACGCCGAAGATTAGCCGAAATCCTCTCGAAGTCGAAGAAGCTCTATCTCAGGGGATTCATTTCGACCAAAGACCTCGACTCGATCGAGCGGATCAGCAAGACCAGATCGAAGCAGCTCAAGTGAGGTGTAGGCTTTGACACTGGTCAGTGGGGTTGGAGTCGGTGGATCTGGCACTCAAATCGGCGGCTATTCTACTACGGCAGCAGTACAGGCCAGCTTGGATCGACAAGCAGCAAACAAGGCAGCAGGAGCAGCAGCCGCAGCAGAGAGAGCAGCAGCAGCAGCAGCAGCAGCAGGAGGAGGAGTCGGCGGTAATGGTGCCAATGGAGGCACGTCCTGGGCACCATCCGTCGGCATCCCTGACAACTTCTGGGGATTCGTCATGCTAACTATGGGGTTGAGATGATGCCGCTTCCGAATGTACAAGCGGAATCGCCGCGAGTCTACAAGCTGCTCAAGAATACCACGCTCGAAGACCTAACTGCGGATAACCTGGCAGATGTAGCCGACCCGATCAGTATTGAAATGCTGAATGAGGATGAGCTAATGCGTCTTTGCCTGGTCGCTTTCGCGCGTATGGTAACTAAGGGCAGCTTCGATGGGTGGTTATGATGCCTCTACCAGATGCGATCAAGAAATCTCCAAGGGTCTACACCCTTCTCCAGAACCAAGAC